GATATATAGCAAACTGGTTGATCGCCGTGGCGGCTGGTTGCCACGCGCGGCAGATGTTCCAGGTCACGTGCCCCTCAGTGATATGATAAAAGGCGCACGAGCCGCAAGTCTTTCCAATGAATTTGTATCTACAATCTGTCATGTCATCCCTCATAAACTCGGCGGCTGACCGCCTCCTCCCATACCCATCATGAGATCGAGAGCGCTGGACGCGCCTCCGACCGGCGTGTCGCTCATAACCTTGGCCGTCTGCGCCGCCTGCCCGATATGCGCCTGGGCCTGCGCCTCCTGCTGCTGCTGAGCCTGCTGTTTCCTGCGCTCGTCGCGCTTCTGCTGCATGGCCGCGCGGTCCTTGAATATTTTATGCGGCGCGCTCATCAGCTCTCCGTACTCCCGAATGGTTTCATCCAGGTCGAAGTTATCCATGATCTCCGGGTCCGCCGCCATCATATTGCCCGCCGTCGCCAGGACGCGCTCGATGCTGGTGGTCGCCGCAGCCTTCTGCGCCATGGCCAGCATGGAGACGTATTCGATGCCGAGGCCAACGCCCCTGAGCGAATCCGGGATAGGAGGGAGGACCTTCCTGCGGCTGAGAATCCCGAAGATTCTCTTGATCGCCGGGCCAGCGCCCTCGTTCTGGAACCTGTCGATGACCGGGCCGAGAACCGCCATCTTCTCCTGATCGCGCTTTTGCACTTCGTAAGCAGTCTGCTCCTTGGTGGTGTCGCTGTGCAGGAGGAAGATGTTGTTGAAGAAGCCGTTCTTGATCCGCTCCTGGATCTCCTTGATGTCGGCGACCATCCATTGGAGCTGCGGATTGACCTCGTAGACCGGGCGCATGCCCGCCTGGGGGCCGAGGTTGGCGACATAAGTCACATGGCCTGGGAGCGCGCTGGACGGCTCGTTCTTGAGATCGAAGCTCGCCAGCAGCGGCGGGCGGACGTGCTTCTCAATGGCCTCAGCTTTTCTTTTGGACTCGAGCTGGAGCTGCATGATGTCAGGGAGGACATCCATGCCCGGCGAACGACCGTAGGGGTCGTTGCTGGTGATCGCCCACCTGGGAGCGATGAAGGGCTCCTCGTAGAAGCCTCGGGCGCTGAGGGGGCGCTCCGTGCTCGATCCCCAAGCCCAGTAGAACTCCCGATAGGGGAAGTGGCCGCCAAGGGGAGACAGGGCTCCGCCAGATCCGTTCTGGACGCTGAAATTAGGCTCAATCGAATGAGCGACTATGAACTCGGTGTCGAGCGCCGCGCCCTTGGTCCGCCACATCTCCTGCACGGTTCCAGGGCAATTCTCGAGCCCGAACATCTGCACGATCTGTGAGCAGGTCATAACAAATTTCCGGTTGAGCGTCTCGACCCTGTTCGTATTGCTCACCGCCAGATAGTACTCACCCGCGCAAGGGACCTGACAGCGAATGATGTCCCGCTCGTCCTCGTAGATAATCATCGGGCTGGTGCCGAAGACCGACAGGTCCTCGAACACCTGGGTGAGGGAGTCGTAGAAATTCGACTGGGCCATCGTCGAATAGATCAGGCCCTCGACAGCGTCGAACCAAAGCTGGGCAGGCTTGTCAGGCTCGAACCCTGGCGTAGCCGCTTTGATCTTGAACCAAGGCCTGGACGGGCTGGTGAGCCCTTCCTTGAGGCCGCTGGCGCAGACGCGCATGGCCATCGAGCCTGTGGGGTCGACGATGTTCTGATTGATCGGAAAGCCGCGCGTCATTGTGTTGGGCGTGATCAGCCAATGATATCTGCGCGGGAGAATGTTTTCTGCGAGAAGAGCCCAATGACGCCACCAGCTTAAGCGCCAGTTGTTCATCATCAAAAGGCGGCTCTCCAGGTGGGTCCGAAGGTCATGCCACTCCGCGTTGTTCGCCAGGAGCTCTGTGGGTGGGTTGGGGTCCTCCTGCGCCAGCAGAGAAGGCGACGACCGCTCATAGCGGATGTCGTTGTCCTGTGGCGTCTCGTGGATTTCCTGATCGGAGAAGAGCGCGGCTTCACGCTTGCGTCCGCCCCCGTCATAACGCGCGACCGCTTTTGTCATTGGCCGAATAAAGCCTTTCCGCCCGTCTTGGTCTCGGGGGCTCCGCTTGGGCTGGTCAGGATGGTTCCGCCCGCCTGGGATTTCATGGCGTCGCTCGGCGCGCCCGAGATCGACTGGTCAGCCTTGGCTGGAGTCTGCGGGTTCGGGGGAGGCGGTGGAGCCGCAGGGGCGTCCGGAGTATTGAATAATGAGCCCATGCTTAATCCTCCGTCTTTCGCGATATGCAAGACCGCATATTCATTATGGCGTCTCCCAACATTCGGCGTAAGGGTTGTAGTCGTTCTGGTGTGATGATTTTCCCTTGAGCTGACTGGTGTGGTCAGACTTGAGAATAGGGAAAGCAAAAGTGATAGCAAGAGCGTCGCCGTCGTCAGGGCTCGCCACGCCTCGTCTACGCATGTCATCTTTCTTCTCGAGAATGATGGCGTCTTTTCCGTACAGCATAGTATAGCCGTATTGGACATTGACGAGGTCGTCGATCAATTGAATGTCGTTGGGGATGGCTCCGCCCGGCAGCGGCTCTCCAAAAGGATTGGGGCTGTTCCCCAGCCAGTCGCGCATGGCTCCCCACATCTGGGTGCGTTTGTTGGCGTAGACCACTTGGCCTTCTTCCGTCCCCTGGTTGGAGCCGTCAGCCGTTCCGCCGAACACGACATCTTTGATCGGGAGCTTGGCGTAGCGCAGCCGGTCGCAGACGCCGCCTCCGACGCCGCCAGAGTCGACGAAGACGCCGTCGGGCTGATATTTTTGGAAGAGCTCAATGACTTTGAGGGAAAGGGTGTTGGTGTCGACGCCGGACATCTTGACCCAGGGGATCGTGCGGGCGTCGCGGCCGCGCCGGAAACAGATGACCGAGTTGTTGTCGCCGAACCGGGCCACGTCAACGCCCATGATGAGAGGATCGTAGATCGAGGCGATAGGCTCGCGGACGGCCGCCGCGCGGGCGATGTCATCGGGGATAAACTGGAGAGAGCCGACGCGAGGGAATTCGCCTCTGACGCGGACGCGGACAAAGTCGCTGTCCTCGCCGTAGCTGCGGACCCAACCTTCGTACAACTTCTTGTTGGTCATCTTGGCGGTGCGGGCGTCCACCTTTTTGGTCCGCCAGGAGTCGCGGAAGCGGGTGAAACAATCTTTGAAGCGCCCGATAGAGCGCGTCGGGTTCCCGCAGACGAGCCAAAGGATCTCAGTGTCGCCGTCCGTCTTCATGCCTTCAGACACTTCCCAGATCGTGTCCGGGATCGAGCTGGCCTCGTCGAAGATCAGGACGATGCGCTTACCTTTGTTGTGCATGCCGGCGAATGATTCGGTGGCCTTCTCACTCCAGGTGATCCGGTCAAACCGCCACTGCTGAGCCCACTTCTCATCGCGGGCGCACAGCGACGTCCCCGCCATGGCGAACAAGTCATGCAGGATCGGAGCGAGCTGATACCACTTGCCGAGCTCCACCCAGGTCTTGGTTCGGAGCTGATTGTCGGTGTTCGCCGTAACGACGCCCTTGGTGCCGACGCGCGTGGTCAGGCCCCAGAGGATCACCCAGGCGACCAGGGCACTGTTATGTGTGACAATGAAATCATTGGCAAGGTATAGACCATCTTCTCTATCGACAGTGATGCACATGCCATCGGCAGGGGCAATCTCCTCAATGGAATCTACCCAACGCGTCAGGTATCGGTGCTCGGACGGCTTATATGCGTCTTTTTTGTGTGGAATGGAGAATGGGTTGAACGGAGCGTTTATCGTCACACGCCAGCATTCACGGCACTCTATGGTCTCTCCATATTCATTCCTATATTTCCCGATCTTCGTTGTCGGGGCCATCATAGCCTTGCAGCCAAGAGAACGGGCAAGCCAGATAACATCATTGGCAAGGCGCTCTGACGTCGAGCTATAGCCTATAGCTCTTGAATGGGTAACCTCTCCATCTGTGTCACAGAGGCCTTCGAAAAGTCGCATACGATTTTCGACAGTATTGAATTTATAATCATTCGGGATGTAACGCTCATGTGATCCAAATCTGAACACGTCATCAGTGAATAGATCGCTGATCCCAAGAGCCCGACGTTTGCCCTTGGAGCCGACAGAGCCAAACCTATACCCGAACGACTCAAGCTTGTCAGATACTTCTTTATACGGCTTCGTATATAAAGGCTGACCTTTTGTTCCATCACCGAGCCAAACACCCATAAAGTATGGATGAATCTTGAGTAGACGCCCTTCAAACTCAGCAGCGCCCTGGATGGGGATTTCCCACTGGCGAGCCTCTGCCGTTCCATTTGGGCGCTTCGCCCCCAGGCGAGCCAGCTCGATAGTCTCCATGGTGCGCCATGTGTCGAGCCCCTTACGGCGCTCTTGTCTGCCACGAACGTTCCAGAGGTGAGCACCGGAAACTTCGCACGTCGAGCGGTCATCAAACGTAACTCTGTATGTAGGTATTTTCCCGTATGGATGAAGCTGGAGAACGGTTGCAGGGTTCCCGTCCTGGCCGAACACTTTGTCTCCAACCTTAATGTCACCCCATAGCCTATCTCCGCAAGGTGTTGGGATGACTGTAGAATACGGATGGCCCTTGCCGACGCCGTGGCCGCTGGAGATCGCGATCTGCAGAGCCTCGTCCCAATCAAGACATTTGCCGATGGTGACCAGGACCTCTGTCTGCCAGACGTCGGGGCCGTCCTGGCCATAGAGAGACGTCCCCTCTTCTCCCCAGGGGAAAACATCCAAAACGAAGCCGAGCGGGTCACGCTCATATTGATGCAAATAAGACGCGACCTTGAAAAGAGAAGCAGACATCTTTGATCCAAAACGATTTATTTCGTCTGGATGGTAATGTGTATTTACAGGGTCGGCAAGAAATTTGCGTTGCGCTTAATTAATTTGAATTTTACAATCGTGTATAGACATGGAGGTATAGACATGAGTGAAGAACAGTTGTGGTGTATGCAAGTATGGTCCGATAAGAAGACCAGAGAATTCTGGGACGTCGCCTTCTGGAGGAGAAGGCCAGGAGACGAAAAAGGGGCCGCAACCTTTGTGGATGCGACCCCTCGTTTGTCATGGATGTCTAATAAGAGCTTAAAAGATGTGTGGGCTTATCTTCTTAAGAAGAAGCAGTTGGGGTCCTTAAGCTTCTCCTTCACTGAAGAGAACGAGACCCTGCTCATTGATCTTCTGCAAGCTCCTCATCCTCCTCACCCCTTTCGAGACGCAGCTCCTCGGCCGTCTCCACGAGATCCCAGCCTACCGGGAGGAGATTGCAGACATCGCTCTTGAGGCTGACGAGCCACGCGATCTTCTCCTGATCCTCCGAGACGACGCGCGTGTTGTCCTCGTCCATGGTCACATAAATTTCTGAGTGTTTGCCCAGGCAAGACCCAAGCTCGATCTCATAGTCCATCTGGGCGTCGAGCTTGGCCTGCGTGGTGACGAACAGGCACTCGATGGTCCCCATGCGAGATATGTGCTCCAGGAAGTGCACAAGGATTAAGGGGTCGTTCATTTGTATGTCCTTGCTCTGTACTCTGACAAAAGTCTTGCCCCAAGGTCCATGATGGAGCGCTTGCCCGCCATCATATTGGCGTATCCGCGCAAGGCGGCCGGTTGATTGAATTGAGGCCGGTCTCGCCAGCCAAGAGTGAAGCCTGTCATCGTCATCCTCCAAACACCGCCTGCGCCATAAGGGCGAGCAAAAGCATAAGAGCGATCAACGCAAACGCTCGGATCATATTCGACATGCAGCCTCCTTTGTTTCAATGACTTATCATATAGCTCATTTTGTTGGTTGACACAAGTTAAAAAATAACACACTGTCCGGAAGGCCAAACACAGGAGGAACAAATGGACCTACTCGATCTAACTAATGAAGAGCTTGCCGACGTTATCAAGGGGAGGGGCTCATGGTGAGAAAAATAAAGGAAGGCTTAGCTGGAGTCGCTGAGATCGCCAGCCCTTTCGCCTGTATGGCGACGGGGCTGCTGACCTACTACCACACGTTCGTCAACGGCGATTGGAAGACGGGCGGACTGTGGGCGATAGCATGCCTGTTGATGCTTTACGCCTCGATAAGGTTTGACAACGGAAAGACAGAATGAGTCCTGAGCAGTGCCGAGGCGCGCGGGCAATACTCAGGTGGTCCCTGAGACGTCTGGAGGAAGAGACCGGCGTAGGCGCTATGGCCGTAAGCCGGTTTGAGAGAGAAGAGGCTCCGCAGGGCTGGACCTCAATCCATATAGAAGGAGAGACAAGGGCATATCGGTTCGAGAAAGCTCTCGAACGCATCAGACAGGCATTCTACAGCAACGGCGTCCGATTTGGCCCCAAAGGATCGGTTCGCGTAATTAAAGGAGGACTAGATGTCCAACAAAGTTGATAACTTCGACCTGATCAAGGGTCTCCTTGGCGACGCCATAGAGGTTCTTAGCTGGATGCAGGAAGTCGAGCCGAAGACCATGGAGGTTATGCCAATGAACAAGCCGATCTCCATGGATCAGCTACGCGCGGCCAGGGCGATGCTGCGGCTGCGCTGCACCGATCTAGGGGATCTGGCGAAGGTCGCCGGGCCGACGGTGTCTCGGGCGGAGACTGGCTACGCGCTCACCAAGAACATGTGGCTAACGCTGAGGGTCGCCTGCGAGGAGCAGGGGGTTATCTTCTACGCCAACGGCGCAGTGGGGATGAAGAAATGACTGAAGAAAAAGAGGGGCCGGAGAAATCCGGCCCTGCCGAGCTAGAACGTCTTCAACTAGAGAACCGCATTCTGTGGGATCATAATCAGCGATTAGTTGAAAACATGGGCAAGAAGGCTCTTTCAGAGAGAAGGAATGTCATGACCTTAATCGCGGACATGCTTGAAGTCAAGAGTGGAGCGCTGCTCCTGGCGAGATCTCCTGAACGCGTTGAGATCCTCAGGGAAGGGATCAAAACGCTGACCGACCTGAGGACCCTAATCCTGGCCAGCCAAGACTCAGCTCGCTCGTAGGGGATGGAGTTATGGAAAATTCTGAAGGAATCGACAGCGGAGCCATGGAAAATTCTGAGTGCGCTCTCGCGAAGGCGTCTGAGCGGCAGAGGTGCATCGGGATCATCCGAACGCTGATCCAGAGCAAGGAGACGATGCTTCTATTGCCGATAGGAGCGATGGATCGGGAATGCCTGAGATCGGCGATAGCGGCGCTTCACTCAGCCATAGAGGACATAGAGGAATGAGAGAGAAGAAACCGAAGGTTGAGTGGTTAGATTACGACCCTGAGAAGGGGACATTCACATGGACCGTCAACAGCGGCAAGGCGAAGATCGGCGATATCGCCGGGTCGGTTACAGTAAAAGGCTTTAGGGCCATCAAGCTTAAGCAGCAGAACTACTCGGCGCATCGACTGGCGTGGTTCTATATGACTGGAGCGTTCC